AATCAGCGGCGCGGCCTCGGAGCTGGAAGGCTTGCCAATCGTGGGCCCGGCGGTCAGTCAGAAACTGCAACGGGTCATGCGCGGCGTGAATGCCGCTCAGGCCAAAGTGGGGCAAGTGGTGGCCACGTACAACAAGGCCACGCGGGCCGTGTCACAGATCGATGAACGCATGGGGCAGCTGAAAGAGCAGGCTGCCCGGGCGTCCACCGCGATCAACAAGATCGCCGGCAAGGTCAGCCCCTCGCTGGCCAATATCGTGCCCACCGGCTCGCTGGCCGGCGATGCCACGCCATTGCCGGAGGCAGTCACGCCGTTTCCGCACCTGCTGATCATCCAGCCGCAGGACCCGAAGGCGCAGCCGTACTACTTCAACCTGGACACCGCCGCCTTCGACGAACTGCGGCGTTCGACGGAGTTTCGCTGGGCATCCCAGGAACGCTTGAGCCGGCGACCGGCACAGCAAGCGGTCGGCATGGGCGAAGAGAAGATCACCCTCAAGGGCGCGATCTTTCCCGGGTTCAAGGGCGGGCTCAAACAACTGGACACCTTGCGCAGCCTTGGTGCGCAGTTGAAACCCCTGACCCTGACCACCGGTTATGGCGACGTGCTGGGCACCTGGTGCTTGAAGAACGTTGAAGAAGAACAGAGCGCGCTGCTGCAGGGCGGGATCCCGCGCAAGCAGGCGTTCACCTTGGAGTTTGCGCGCTATGGCGACGACCTGCAGAACGTCTGATGGGGATCTGCTCGATACCCTGTGCTACCACGCCTACGGCCATCTCGGCGGCACCGTCGAGGCGGTGCTGGATGCCAATCAGGGGCTGGCCGATGAGCCGCAGCCGTACCGGGCCGGTATCGTGATCGTGTTGCCGGATCTGCCGGCGCCCACCGAGGAGGTGGTGATGTTGTGGGGCTGATGTTCACTTCCACGCATCGTCCTGATGACATTGATTCTTTACGGGTTGCCGGGAAAGTCGTTGTTGATCGTCACGCACACACCGGGCCGCGAGCCTTGTATCGACATAAAGCCTGACATGCTTCCCAGGGCATGTGTGCCGCCATAAAAGTAGTTGCGAGCGTTTTCAGATTGTGCTTTAAAAGATGGCCGCGAGCCGAAGGGTTCGTGGTGTGCTCCTGGACGGTGCGCTGGTCGAGTGAGGCGCAATGTCTCCAGGTCTTTTTGCAAAACTAAAAGGATTTTCGATATGACGTCTCTTCAAGACATAAAACCTGAGCAGGTCGATGCCCTCAACCAGCAATCACAGGCTGCCTTTGATGCACAAATCAAACGCCTGCGAGAGCTTTCCAATGCGAAGCCGGCGCTAGAAGAGGTCCTCCATCAGAACGTGGACCCGCAGTCATTGTGTGGATGCGGGGAGCCGCAGAACATTTGCGGCTACTTCAACTGCGAAGGTAGCGGCGACGGTGGTTACTCTCATACCGAAACCATCCAGATTAGTGCGTCACCCGCCAAGATCGGCCCAAATGCTCCTCAACAAGGAACCGCCGTGCGCTTCATCGGCCAGGCGACAGGTACGGGGACCGATATCAATCTTTCTGGTATCTACCTGCAAGGCAAGGTGCCTAATGCTGGAAACCTCATTGGCATCTCGTTGTTGCTGCAATTGTCGATTAGTCCAGGTTCGCTCACCCTGCAGCTTTATGACGGACAGCGCCTGCTGGCCGTACTGGTCCATCCATCGCCATATGGCGGGAGCATTGGCGGGGAGTTCTCCGGCAGTGGGACCGGCTATTTCCAGCTGGCGTGATGTAGTCGACCAGGAGTAATCAGCCCGACGCCGGGCAAGAAAGCCCTAGCCTCAAATGCTAGGGCTTTTTTTTGGGTTTTTTTCCTGGTAGTCCGGGAGGAACCTTATTTTGCCCGCCCTGTGCGGGCTTTCTTTTGGACAGAACAATGACCCCAGCCTTTCGCATCGTCGCTGACGGTGCCGACATCACGGCGCTGATCAATGATCGGCTGCTGCAACTTAAAACCACTGACAAGACCGGCATGGAGTCCGACGAGTTCGAGCTGCGCATCGATGACCGTGACGGCGCCGTGGCCCTGCCGCCGCGCGGGGCCGGTATCGAGATCTATCTGGGCTACGCCGGAACGTCGTTGACCCGCATTGGGCGCTACGTGGTCGATGATGTGGATTTCTCCGGGCCGCCAGATACCCTGGTGATTACCGGCAAGGCCAGCGACATGCGTGGCAGCGGCAAGACCACGCGCAGCGGCAGCTGGGAAGACGTGCCCCTGTCGCGGATCGTCGCCGATGTTGCCGCGCGTAACGGCTGGCAACTGGTGTGCCCGGTACAGACCAAGGTTCCCCGGGCTGATCAGCTCAACGAGTCTGATTTCAACTTCATCACCCGCTTAGCCAAGCAGTACGACTGCACGGCCAAGGTGGCCGACGGCAAATTGCTGGTGATGCCTCGGCAGGCCGGGCAGAGCGCCTCGGGCAAGGCCTTTGGCGTGGTCGTGCTTCATCGTCGTGACGTCAGCCGCTTTCGGTTTCGCCTGGGTGATCGCAACAGCCACAAGGCGGTGTCGACCAAGCATCAGGACAAGAAAAACGGAAAGCTCGCCGTCGTCACTCTGGACAACGACGACTCGCCCGACGGCCTGCCGCCGGTGCATACCGACCGTCACATCTACCCGAACAAGTCAGCGGCCGAACAAGCCGCCAAGGCTCGACTAGCGGCCTTCAACCGGTCCACGGCCGAGGTTCGTCTAGAAATGCCCGGGCGCACCGATCTGTTTGCCGAGCGAACGATCAACGCCCAAGGCTTCAAGGTCGGCTTCGATGGCGAGTACCTGGTGGACTCAGTGGAGCAGGTGTACACCCAGTCCGGCTGGAGCACGACTGTCGAGTGCAACGGCGGCAAGCAGGGTAAGGCGAAAGCCAAAGGCAAAAATAAAAAGTCGGCGAAGGATCTGAAGGTCGTTCAGCTCAAGCAGTAGCACCGCATTCCCCCAACCCCATGGAGACCCGCTATGTCACTGACAGAGCCACAACTACAACGCATCATGCCCAACGCCCGCCGCCAAGCGGGCGTTTTTGTATCCGCTCTAAACACCGCCATGGCGCATCGGCAGATCAACACGCCGAAGCGCCAGGCGGCTTTCCTGGCCCAAATCGGGCACGAGTCTGGCCAACTGCAGTACGTCCGCGAACTGGGCGGCGACCAATACCTGAGCAAGTACGACACCGGCAATCTGGCCGCCAAGCTGGGCAACACCCCGGATCCGGACGGCGATGGCCAGCGCTATCGCGGCCGTGGCCTGATCCAGGTGACCGGCCGCAGCAACTACCTGCGCTGCAGTCTGGCGCTGTTCGGCGATGAACGCTTGCTGCGCACCCCGGAGTTGCTCGAGCTGCCGCAATGGGCTGCCGAGTCGGCCGCATGGTTCTGGTGGGTGCGCGAGCTGAACGCGCTGGCGGATCGGGATGAACTCGAAGCGATCACCCGCAAGATCAACGGCGGCCTGAATGGCTTGGCAGATCGGCTGCAATTGTGGGAGCGGGCGAGGGCAGTGCTATGCGTGTCATCGACCTGATCCCCGCGCCGTATCGGCTGCTCGCCAACGGCATACTGCTGATCGCATTGGCCGGTGGATCTGCCGCGTTAGCGTGGCAGGTGCAGGATTGGCGCTACGGTCGGCAGCTGGAGCAACAAGCCCGTCTGCAGGCGGAAAGCCTCAACCAACTGACGCTGGCCGCTGCCGCGCAGCAACAGGCCGAGCAGGACAAACGTCTGGCCCTGGAGCAGCGGCTTTCAGCCAGCGAACAAATCAATTACCGAGCCCTGAGCGATGCCCAACGTGATCAAGGTCGCTTGCGCGACCGCCTTGCCACTGCTGATCTGCGCCTGTCAGTCCTACTCGACGCTACCGCTGCCGCCAGTAGCCACACAGTGTCAGCCACCCCCACAACCGGCGGCGTGGTTCATGGCGCCACAAGAGCCCAACTTGACCCAGCGCATGCTCAACGAATTATCGGCATCACAGATGACGGCGACCGAGGACTGATTGCTTTGGCGGCCTGTCAGGCTTATG